CCAACAGCAATTTCCTGAGTCTATGTATTTATCATGCTTACCTGGTCTATCAAATTTTACGTGAGGAATTCTTCTTGCTTTCACTTCTCCCGAAGCCACTTGAGGGAAAATAGAGTTGTATGTAATAGATATGTTAGATCCGATAATAAGAAACTTCTTATTTTCTTTGAGTAACCAAGAATACATTTCTCCTAATAGAGAGAATGGAGGATTAGTGATTATAAAATCTGCTTCTTTGGCTATTTCATTTACCTCACTGCTTCTGAAGTCTCCGTTTCCATCTAAAAATCTAACCGTTATGTTTTTCTTTTCCCTGGTTCCTAATTCTCCTTTTTTAAATCCATATGTTTGGTAGCATGTAGCTATTAACTTTCTTAAACCCAACGAATCAAAATTATAGTAGAAGAACTTCCAGAATTTACTGTATTCAATGTTATCACATGGACACATGACTGTTTTATCCTTGAACAGATTAGGATTCTGTTTCAAATAGTAGTTAATTCCTTGTTCTACAACATAGTATGGAGTATAGAACTCATCATCTTTCTCTCTCTTCGTTTGTATTAACTTATCAATCAAAACAGACATTTTTCATTTCCTTCTAAATATTAGGTTATGTTTGAGGATTCATAACTTTCATGAGTTCTGATAGCACTAATAACTTCTTCTCCTCCAAACTTAGACTTTTCTGAACTGCGATTTCAGATTTGTCGGGTTCTTGCGTTGGGGACTCATAGAACGCCTTATACGCAGGGTCTGGAGCAGGTTTGTTAATACAATTCTCGTTGAATATCTTTATATCTTCGTCAGTAGCAAATGTATAAGATTCAGCTAGCATGATGGCTTTCTCCTTTGCTCGTAAATAAGCGTCAATACACTTCTTGGATAACCGTTGATAAAACGATACGGTCTTACCTAGTATGTTTACTGAGTGCTTCATGAAATCTCTAAATCGATCTATCAGTAAATCTATCCTATCAGTAGTCGATATCCACTTTGAAACTTGATGTAAAAAGGCGTAAGCCCTTTCGCTGTACCTATGCCCTATGTCACCCGTGTATTCCTCGTAGATACGCATGAGATTGGCACAGAGGGATGAATTATGCTTTTTATACGAAAAATTGTCGTTAGATGATTTATAATTATATAATTTATCATCTAAATCTCGATCACGTTTATGTTCGTATATCTTATTATTTTCGTTATTATCATCATCGTCTTTTTTATTATGTGATTTCCCTATTGCTTGAGCTTTTTTGAGCAATGAAAAGCCTTTGGCTGTAAGTATTATATAGTTAGCGTTGTCCATCATTTTGGTCTTGTCCCCAACGACTCTACGCTGTTTATTCTGAAGAGGTCTTATCTTCTTTCTGATTATATAACCTTCTTTCTCTAACCACTTCTGTATTTTCTGAGCATGCATCCAGGATATTCCCAAGACAGCGGCTTGATCTCTGACAGGTACTCTCCTCCATATCTTACCTTCGAATTCTTCACACTTATAGAAAATGCCATATCCAGGGGCTAAACATATTAGTGCTTTAGCATGTAAATTCTTCTTAGCATGCCTGCTAGTAAGACCTAGCTCAGTGGTTATATATTCTAAGTCATTGAAGTCCTTTAGGGCTTCCTCGAGCTTATCTTTAATCTTTTCATGGAATTTGTTTTTCTTAGCAATCTTATCATCATTCCAGTTATTGTAATGAAATATCTTGTTGAACTTATCTTTAATTACAGTGATATTAGCTTCTATTTCTATTTTCATTTGAGACTCCAATTTTTGAGAAAAGCGTCCTTGAATGGTGAATCCATTATCCATTGCACCATCTCTGAAAGTTTGCTTATTAGATTTATTTCTGATTCTTTGGTCCATTGATAATCCTCGAGAAATAGCTCACCTTTGTCTTCTCCTTTCCTGCCGTCGCTAAATACTAAATAACCGAAGTCAAGATAGCCTGTTAAGTACATGTATACTAAATGCTGGATTGATTTGCTATAGTGACCTACATCATATCCTCCACAAAATTTTGTATCGTATACGGCTTTATTGGCGATAAAGTCTGCTACACCAACGAGTGTACAGTCTGCTAACTCAGGTAATTTTATTTTTCTGGTTATCTTCTGTTGATATAAACCCCCTGCGACTATCTGGCTTGCTTGTTTGGCTGGGATATCCCATTCTCCATTACATAAAGCCATTCTGCGCTTAAAGAGTGAATCATCCATGCGTCCTTCTTCCCAGAAAGGAAGGGACAGTACGTGTTTTCTAGCATCTAAGGCACTCATGCCTTGCGTCAAGTCATACACGAACGTCTCCCAAGCAACGCCGAGATTCATGCTTGTTGTTTTAGGCTTCTGAACCCGATTCAGGAAGTCTAAAAAATCTTTATCTGTTCCATACCCTTGCATATAGTACGAGTACGTAGTATAAAGGGTGCATGATAATTTAAAGTGAAATAGTTCGGACGGGGGCATCGCTAAATACCCCCCATTTTTTTATCTAGCATTACGCAAAGACTCCTGTTTCTTTGTTAAAAGTCAGATTTAATTTATCAGTACGTCTTTTAAACGAACGCTTAAGCTCTTTAGCATTTTCGTTCCATATAGCTGGCATACTTTTTAGGATATTGAAGAAGTTATTCACTTGCTCTGCGTCCTTAATCCCTCTGAAAAGATCTTCTGTCTTTTCTTCAAGCAGATGAAGATTCTTGATGTAAGAATCCCATACTCTAGGAGCTTCATCCAATGCGTCGTAACACGACTTCAACGTGTTCATGTCAGATACGAATTCCAAATGATCTTGGAATTTCTTGTTAGCTTCCTCATAATCAGGGACAATCTCCTGTTCGTCTTCTGTGTAGTTATGCATTGTGCGGAGAATATTCCTACGGAAAAAGTCGTTAGGATTATTATCCAGATTATCAGGAATTACTATACTTCCCTCAACTCCCCTATTGCCTTTAGCGAAAAACTCATCCTTTGGACTAAAGTGTATCGTTCTAAGATCGTTTTTGATCTCCATATATCCAATAAGGTCCATTTTCTGAGGAAGGTATTTACCAGAAGCACCAGCTATATCAGGACGGATTTTATAAACATCTGCTTTCTGATCCTCTCTAGAGTGTGCTATGAATATCGTATGCTGATCTCTTGCCAGCAATTCATCTACCAGCTTTTGAGACTCATTCTTAATAGCATTCCATCCCTGCTGAGAATACCCACTGTCGGTCTTTAATCTTGGATTTTTTGTGGATACCCAAACTCCTATAGCTTCAATAAGCTGACCATAAGTATCAATAATAATGGTACTGTACTTTTTACTTTCTTCAGATTGAATGAACTTCTTTATTTCAGCATATGAAGTCATCCTCTTATATTTACAACGGTTCTTGTAAGGAACTCTCTCTACTCCACCGTCTAGGTCGATAAGGAATGCATTAGGAGCAGACATAGCGAGAACAGTCTTCCCTACTCCAGGAACACCGTAAAACATAGTAGCGATAGCCATTGTTACGCCTCCTTAACGTAGCAGGATTCATTAACATCTAGCAGATAGCCCATTCGCTCCATAGTTAAACAGAACTCTTTAAGCTGTTCGAAACTATTAAAATTCTTAGGGAAATATACTTTATTAGCCATAATAAACCTCCAATATTTAAATCAATATATTAACCGTGTTAGTTATACGATATAAGGTAATATTATGCAATAGCTTTTTATGATTTTTTTTCAAGTACTCCATTTTTCATTCCTTCCTAGCTATTAAAATTTTAAATACATTTTTATTAAAATCAATATTATAATTAAAAAAATAGATGGGAATTGAAAAATGTACTATGTAGATCAGTATGGAAAAGTAAAAAAAGACCATAGGACCGCTTTAGAGCATATGGATAATGCTATGAAGTCGTTGGTGGTTGATATTAACGGAAGAAAAGTATCTCGTTTGCAGTTAGCTATAGAGCAATTAGCTGATAGATGCTGTGCTGAGGATGCCAAAGAAAAAGATATTCGCCTTATGCTAGATATATTAGGTGAAACTCCTAACGAGAATACAGGTAAAGGTAATCAGATACCTCAGATCATATACAACATAGGTAAAATCGAAGAAAATTAATGGAAGAGATTAATCCTAAGGATATTATCTCACCATGCTTCCATAAAGTTTTCGATGATATCTTTTTAGGGCGGCATATTCATTATTGGTTAAAAGGTGGTCGTGGTAGTACCAAATCATCTTTTATATCTATTATGGTTGTGCTTACGATCTTTGAGTCGTATTTAAAATACCATTCGGGTGAAATATCTCAGGCAGAATTGGGAAATGCTATATGCTTTAGGAAGGTAGGTAATAGTTTAAGGAACTCGGTTGGTTCTCAGATCAAATGGGCTATAGATCAATTACATTTATCATCTCTATTCACTGAGAAAACTGCTGTTAACCAATTCGTATTTAACCCAACGGGGCAACTTATATTCCTTGCAGGATGTGATGACCCACAGAAGATAAAATCTATTAAACCAAGAGTGGGATTCTTTCAATGTGTGTGGTTTGAAGAGCTTGCTGAATTCACAGGTATGGAAGAGATACGTAACCTATTACAATCTGTGATAAGAGGTGGTGAGAATTTCAGAATTTTCTACAGTTATAACCCGCCGCAAGTGAGGCAAAACTGGGTTAATTTCGAGTCAGAGATCGATATACCTACACGATTAGTTCACCATTCTACATATCTGGATGTCCCACCTGATTGGCTAGGAAAGCAGTTTATAGCGGAAGCAGAACTGTTAAAAAACACAAAACCTCAGAACTATGAGCATGAGTATCTAGGTGTAGCTACAGGTACTGGAGGAACAGTATTTGAGAATGTAGAGGTTAGAGAGATAACAGATGAAGAGATCGCAAAATTCGATCATATAAGGCAAGGTATAGACTGGGGTTTCTCCGTAGACCCTGCGTGCTTTATACGATGTCATTTCGATAAAACAAGAAGGATTCTATATCTAATAGATGAAATATATCAACGTCATTTATTTAACACAGAATTGATGGAGCTTATTAAACAAAAGGGGTATCACCATACGACTATTGTTGCTGATAGTGCAGAGCCGAAGTCAGTATCTGAGTTTTGGCATCATGGATTCCTTTGTTACGGAGCTAGAAAGAAAGCGCAGGGTAAAAAGGGATATGTATCATACGGTGTGAAGTTCTTACAGGACCTTCAAAAGATAGTAATAGATCAACGCCGTACACCTAATGCCCACCGTGAATTCGTTTTATACGAATATGAGAAGGATAAAGATGGCGAATTTAAGCCTGATTATCCCGATAAGAATAACCACAGTATCGATGCCGTGCGATATGCACTGGAGGATGATATGGAGGCAAGAGGATTATTTTAGGAGGAAGTAAACATGGAATGGAGAGAACTTTTAAAGAAATTTTTAATGTGGGAGTCGGATAAGAAACCCGAACAGAAGGGGACTATATACGACCAGCTTAATAATGAGAATCATGAATTGAGTTGGTACGAAAAGCAGGACTTACTGAGTAGATCAATTCAACGTACACCAGCTGATTTGAAGCCTATACAGCCGAATAATACTGGTAAGATAGCTATGGACTCATTTTCTAGCGATACTGGAGGTTCAGGTCTTAAGCAAAACTCTTTCGGAGCTATGAACCCCAACGCACCTGATCTCATATATAGTCATTTTGCACGCCAAGGATTTATCGGGTATACAGCATGCTCCATTTTGAAACAGAATTGGATTATAAATGCCGCATGTACTGTGCCTGCTGAGGATGCTATTCGTAGTGGATGGAAATTATCCCTCAAAGAGGATTCACCAGAGCAGATAGACCCTCAGATTATAGAAAAAATACAGCTTGATTCTATTAAGAAATTCCACATTGATGATATATGCAAGAGATTAGAGGTTAATAAGAAGGTATTCGGTATAGGTATAGCAATACCATTATTCCGTGGAGAGTACGATTATAGCGTACCTTTCAATATCGATTCTGTGATGCCTAATTCATATATGGGATGGAAGGTTATAGAGCCTATGTGGGTTTCTCCAGAATTAGATGCTGAAGCGGCAAATAACCCTGCCAGCCCGTACTACTATATACCTACATGGTGGAGGCTTACAAATGGTGTAAGAGTACACAGATCACATTGTATAGTGTTATTCAATTCAGATGTCCCTGATGTGTTGAAGCCTACCTACTACTACGGTGGAATACCTCTTACTCAGATGATATATCAAAGAGTATATGCCTCTGAAAAAGTAGCTAACGAAGCTCCATTATTGGCACTTACAAAACGATTGCTTATTATGGATGCAAACCTTGAGAACTTTATAGGTAACCAAAAAGAAGCAGAAAAGACTTTGAAATCAGTATCATGGTTGAGAGATAATTTCGGTGTGGCTATTAAGCGTCCTGGAGACCAAATCCAGCAGATAGATACGTCTCTTGTAGATTTCGATGCTCTTATAATGACTCAATATCAATTGGTAGCCGCTATAGCTCAGATGCCAGCTACTAAGCTGTTAAAAACCGCCCCTAAGGGATTCAATGCTACGGGTGAATTCGAGTTGAAAGACTACATACAAACCCTGCAATCTATCCAGGAGAATGATATGAAGCCTCTTATCGATCGTCATAACAGTCTGTATACGAAATCTTCGTTGGGGCAGTCTCTTAAACTTAAAACAGAGTTTAAGCCGATAGATATGCCGACTGGTTCTGAAAAGTCACAGATAAATAGTATGACTGCTCAAACTCTGAATACACTGCTTATGGGTAACGTTATATCGCCTGAGGAAGCAAGAGAGTTCTTGAAGTTTGATGAGTCATCTGGATTCTCTACTCTTGACCTTTCTACATCTCCAGCTAAGGAGCAAGAGCAGGCTGAGATGGAGAAAATGCTACAACAGCAAGCTATGGGTATAGACCCTATGATGGCACAACAGCAAGAGCAACAACAACAGATGCAACAGCCGCAAATGCAGGGGCAACCAATGTAATGGAGGTGCTTTATGAAACAAAAAAATGTCCAGGAAGGACGGGCGTTGGGCGTCAATGCAGGGATAGCCCAAGCCTATGCAACTAAACTAAGAGTTATGACTAGGGCTTTTATTAGAATACTTATGAAAAGATTAACTAAGTTATATAAAGAGCATAAAAACGATATATCTGTAAAGCCCAACGTTGCTAAAGATAGCGGCGTTGGGGAAGCTATATTCGATTTTCTCAATAAAGAGCAGTATTACTTTTCATTCTATTTCTCACATAGCGGAAAGAGTTATTCCGAAAAGATGCTGAATAATGTAAAGAATAACTCTTTGCATCAGTTTAATAACAGTTTGAAGTCAGTATTTAAAGACGAAAATAATATATCTAGTAGCCCTATACCTAAAGGCATGGAAGATACTATCGATAAATTAGTAGAAACCAATGTCGCTCTTATACGGTCTATCCCGAACAGTTGTTTTAACAAGATACATCAAAGTGTTATGTCATGTCTGCTCGAAGGTGCGCCCGTATCTAAACTTCGTAGGGATATAATGGAGATAGGTAGAACTGAAGAGAGAAAAGCTGAATTAATCGCTATGGACCAGACAAGAAAGGCGTATATGCAGATCAATATAGTTAGGATGAAAGACGCTGGAGTAGAGAAGTTTAAATGGTTGCACACAGGCGGTGGGTTATCTCCTCGTGTATATCATAGGGATGTTCTGAGTGGTAAGATATTCGAAATTGGTAAGCCTCCTATAATAGATCCACATACCAAGACTACAGGATATCCAGGTCAACTTCCTAATTGTCGGTGCGTAATGGTCCCCGTAGTAGAATTACATTCGGAAGAATAGAGTTAGTATACGATCTATAATAACCTCTGCTTTTACCTTATAACGTTTTTCATATTGTCGCAAAACGTAATACATTGCCTCACTTACATTAATCTCTACTCGCTTTAGCAACCTTCTGTCTTGCCGTATTAATTTAGGAATCGGTATTATGGGTTGTGCTTGACGACAACGCCTCAGATAATGGCGTTTGGGTAATACAAATTCTTCCTTTTCTCGGCGATTAAACATATCGAAAAGTTCACACTGCAAAACAGGGTTTTTTTCAAAAGCTTCCTGGTCAGTTATAACCTTTTCTTGTAACTCTTCTATAAGCTTTTCATCTTCCTTCAACATACCTTTATTTTATTCATAGAACATTGTTATTTCAACGGTTTGTGGTATTATAGAATCAAGAAATGAGTATTGAGGAAGTCTGTGATTAATTATCGGCTACTGCTGAAAAAAATCAAATCTAAAGGTCTAAATGCTGTGGATGTTTGCAGGAATATATTACATGCAAATACTCGTTTGGATTTATGTATCAATTCGAGACATAACGGACTTTCCCACGAGGAAATCATGCAATTGAAATCCTTGCTATGTCTTTCTTCTGTAGAAGTAATGAGAATTTTTTTCATGGATAAGTACATTACCTTATCAGATGGAGTAGTCATGGATAAAATATCATTGCTCGAACTTGCTCTTCGCAGGTTTAATCCTCAGTTGAGACTGTTAGTGAATAATATATCGAATGCAAAATGTCTCATGTTTTCTCTATCAGAAATGATAGCTAAGATAGCTCATTTTCAGGATAAATTTATCCCAGCTTTCTCCATTAGCAAGAATAATGTTTATCCCGAAAATGAAGACAAAACTATTGCTTGGTATTCTAATATAAGATTCACTATTAACGAGCTGTCAGTTGCTCAGCATCTTGATTTCCTCTCATTTCCTACATTGTTCACTAGTGTTACATTCTGTGACGGTGTGTTTTGTTTTGTGATTAATAATATTTAGATTAGAAGGATTTTCATGCAAGGTTATAAAAAAAATGAAGAGGAAAAAGAATTCGCTAACAAAGTAGAGGAGTTCTTAATCGAAAATAAGGTATTCTTTGTAAAGATGTACGGAGATGAAGTGAATATATACAGCAATCCTGATTATATTTGCTGTATCAATGGAAGATTTGTTGCTATAGAGCTGAATAACTACCTACAAGATTCAACTCTCACCTTCAGTAAGGATAAGATGCAACGAATCATTAGGAGTAAGGGAACTCTCTTATTGGTAGATCCTTCAAACTTCGAGAATTTTAAGGATATAGTTAAGCAAGATTTAGCGTCCCATATAGATTTCAGACGTAAAGAACCTAAGGTATTAGGTAAAAGACCTGGAGCTAAAAAACCTCCACAGCGAAAACCTAAGCCTAAACGTAATTTCCGTAAACGAGAATATAATAATAATTACGCACCATACAAACAGCGGAGAATGAGGGAACGTTAATTTGTGCTATTCAGTATATCAGATCAAAAATACGGTCAATGGTAAGACGTATATCGGCATGACTGGGCGGTCAGTGCAGACCAGATTTCGTGAGCATTGTCGCCCGTTAGATCGATTTATATCTCGGCAAATCCAAAAGGCAGGAGCTGACAATTTTACCGTGAGTACGATAGCTACTTTCGATACAGAGAGAAAAGCTAGGGAATATGAAACATATCTCATATTGAAGAATAAGTCTCAAAATCCCGACGGATATAACATCTGTTGCAACGGGGATATAGCTCGATTCTATGCCTTGGAGATCGTTGGAGGTCAATTGAATTTGTTTAAAAATTAAAATAATATATTAATGGAAAATTAGAAATGTTAGTTTTATTTTTATCTTTTTATTGAATTCGTGGGGGAAATGTCCCCCACATTTTATGGTCGAAAAAGTGTATATATTTACACATTTTATGGTCTAAAAAGTGTTAATACTCTGAAGACTCCATGATTGTTAGTACTCTCCTAGTCTTAACTAAATCCGTTGGGTCGTCAGTTCCAAAGCGATAGTCCTCATCGTAATAGTCAATCTTCCAAAAGTACTTCTTTCTCAGAAAGGCGATTGTTCCAAAGTCATGCTCTCCATGCGGATCGTTGTTAACATTGAACTCATCAAATTCCTTCACCTTCTGCATAAGAATGGATTTTGCTTCGTCGGGGAGATCATTAACTCCCCTAGTGCAGACAATCATTCCTGGGATAGTTGAGTCTTCTCCTCTTCTAAATCTGTCGTTCTGATCCCTTATAATTTCAGTATCTATCATTCTGTTCTCTCCACGTTCAATGGTCATTTCTACATTCCCCTCATTCATTTATCAATAATATTTTATTTCATTTTACTTCCTTTCAAAAAAATACCTTTTAACTAAATAAAAAAACTCCGTTATCATAAAGCACATACCACATATAATGACTACAAACATGTCTTTCATTATCAGGGATTCACTCCATATAACCTCAATAAAAAACCAAAAACACTTTACCATCGTTTACTACTACTAATTTTATTGATAATATTGATCAGTCAATGATTTTAAATCATAGACTTCAATATTTAATCTATATATATAACCGCCTCTTATGTAGAGGCTTTTTTTATTTCATCATCGGTTGAATTGTCACATACGATTTTATATTCATACAATAAATCACGTGTTGATTCGCTCAGCTCCATAAAATAGTCATCTAACCTATCCTCTTCAAAATCTTCATTTATTGTTATCGCTGTTATCAAATAAAAATCGATCACAATATCCGTCCATCTAGCAAAAAATTGGTCGATATCTTCATACGTCACGTAAGACACATAACCATCATATGATGAATGGTACTTTTGCACATACTTCTTAAGCTCTTCTTCTCGTTCAATCGCCCAATCTTTAAGTTTATCGAGGTCGATTTTCAGATCGACCACCAATTTATCATTTTCATAGTTATAGTAAGCAGGGGAGTTAAGCTTTTTAAATTTCGCTTTCTGTATAATCCCTTCGTCTGTAACATATTCAAACAAAACTTTGGTTACAGCTGTACTCATTGCATTAAAATAATCTTCACCGACTTCATAGCACTGATTTTCGGTTATAATTCCCTCTTCTTTGTCATGTTCTTCCATTTCCCATAATTCATCAGAATCAAAAAGAAATGAGTGATAATACCCTGAGAATAGTCTCGGGTCATGTTGCCAATATTCATAATCTATATACATTGTTATCTCCTAATCAAATAATCCGTCTTTCTTCATTTCGTTATAAAGACCAAGAATAAACTTTATACAATAGTGATAGGCTCCAGCGTTAGCCTGTTCTTGATACACGCCTGTATCTATCCCCAGACTGTCTGCATGCTCTTGAAAGAATATCACGTCAACGCTACTTAATTCGTGTCTCCACATATAAACGTCAAAAATTTCTTCATTATTAATAAACTCTTCATGATAACTTTTAACTGTTTCAACGATATCTTTAAAAATCGTGTCTTCCTTATTCAAATCAAACAGTATTATTGAAACTCCCAGTTTTACATCAAAATCATCATCGCTAATATACGGGCTGAATTTCTGCCAGTCTTCGTCTTTAATTTTTACGTCTCTGATATCCATTTTTACCTCCTTTTAAGCTCTTTCGTTACAAATCCTCGCCAGTCTAAGTAAATTATACACAAAATAAAAGTAAGACTCGGGATTCAGGTTGTATTTTTTGAGAAACTGTTCGGCGTTTTCCAGTCTTTTGAATGTATCAATAAACCCATAGTCTCTACATGCCTGGGCTATTCTGCCAGCTCCCCAACTCCTCTTCATTCCACAAATTTTTAAGAATTCTTTTTCTTGCTCGGTTAATTTCATAATTGCTTCCTACATTGTTTCAAAAAAATCTAAACTTAATTGCCTCTTAACTAACGCTAATCGGTTGATTTGCTTTATCAAATTTTTGTTAGCGATCGTTTGTCCGTTGTCTCTAACCTGATTCAGGCGGTCGATTAACATATAACAGCACCTTTCTAATAGGTGCTGTAATTCGTCGTATTTCTGATTCAATTCATCGTTGTTTTGCATTTTTTTTACTCTCCACTCATCAGGTGATAACTCAAAATTTTATCAATTTGGTTGTAAACGTCATTCATCACAATTTCGCCAACCGCCCAAACTATTTTATTTTTGTAGTTGTATTCAAATCTAAAAAGATTATCCCCTGTTTCTCTCCCGTAGTTCTCGGCAAAATCTAGCAACAATTCTTCATTCGCATCGAAGAAAGCCTCCGTCTCGTGATAATAAATAAAGCCGCCAATTCCGCAACTAAAGCCATGCTCGCAAATTAATCTCACTTCATCAATTCCGGCGTCTATATCCTCAGGGCTAAAGCCGCAATTAAATATGATCTCAAGATATTTTTGAGTCAATTTTCCAAAATTCCCTAATTCCCTTTCGATTTCCTCACAAACGGCGTTTATATCCACGCCGTCCGTCTCCTGTAATTCGTGATAAATGTCTGTAATGTCTTTCATCTTTTTACTCCCTTAATTAATAAACAAACTAAACAAACAGCCGTTTTTCTCGACTGTTTTTTTCGCTAACAAATCGTTAATAATAAAATTCCATTCCTTTAACTTAAAACGCTTTTTTGCTCCAAATAGTAAGCAATCTAGGCAATATTCAGGGCTCCAATCCTTTATATTTTTTGATAGTGCGCTGACTAGCCAATAGCCACGGCTGGGGTCTTTTACCAGCCGTTTGTAGATAACAACCCCGTCGGACTGTTCGCACGTGACCACATATTGCATTAATTCGGATTTTTCCATTGTTTTAATCTCCACTTTTTAAAATAAATCCCTTTTTAATCAATACCCTTTCAAAGGCGATAATTTGGAGCTTGTTGTCTAGCAATTCGGTTTTATACCGCCTTGTAATGTAGGTGTGTAGATGCCAATCTTTCGCATAACATTTTTTTTGATAAGCATAATAATCACGGTCGGGGTCTATAATTAAAATGTATTCCGTCCAGCGGTAGCCTCTCGGTTTTATGTATCTTTTTTCCATACTTTCCCCCTTTCAAATCGGTTGGATTTCCTTAAAACGGGCATACAGCGCTCGGAGTACCTTATAAAGGGGGTGTTTTTTCCCGCCCCCCTCCTCCACGATCTGAGCCGTTAATTCCTCCAAATGAAAACCCAAAGAGCCGTTGTCGTTAATATCAACGTCGTTTTCCATAATATATTCGTTTACTGTCATTTTTTCGCTCCCCTTATAAATCCAGATCGTGTACGCTTTGCGCGATTTTATCCATTGCATTATTAAGAATTAATCTTAATTTATTTATATGCTCGCCATAGTCCCACAACTCTCCAGGGTATAGCTCCCGTTCTTTTTCCAATTCTTTTTCAGTCGATTTTAAAACGGTCCAGGTATACAGGCTCGCCCCGTGAAGGCGTTTGTTTAATTCCTGATCGTTTAAAAATGTAAGGCATTCCTCGGATTCCCCTAGTTTTATTTTTTCCATTCTTTAACCTCTCGTTAACTAAAAACGGGCTAAAACCGCCCACCACCCCGGCACGGGATCGGCGCGACCCACGCAGCCAAAAAAATCAAAAAGATTGTCATAAAGTAAACAATTAATTTTTACTTTAAGTCAATAAAATAAATAAAAGTCAATCCAGCTTTTCTTGCTTGTTTATATTATTTCAATCGATTAACAACCTTTTTAAAAACCTATTAAAACAACCGCCCACGCTTTTAAAAACAATCTACATGGATACTATTTCGTAATTATAGCCGCGCGCTATCCAATCCGATAGTGAGCCCGTTTCTTTATGTATTCCATAAAATAAAGATGAAACGACCCAGCCCGTTGTGTGTATGGTATTTTTATCAATATCCACGCGGTCGATATACCCCAGCAATGTGGAGTTATTAACCACCTCCCCGATCGTGTTATTAACTTCATAAAAGCGCACACGTTGATTTTTTTTACATGATTTTAACAAGCTAACTAGTTGATCCTGATTATCTATAACCATTTACTACCTCCATACATATAACCAACCTTAACACTGTATTAATACAATACGTCGTTAACAATTTCAATCGTTTTTTTATTTTTTAAATTAAAAATTAAAATAGAAAAAAGCGCCCCTTTTGGAGGCGCCCTGGTAAATATATGAGTAAATTTTAAAAATTAAAATAAATTTCTATAGCCCCACTTTATAAACGCCAGCGAAGCCAAAAAAATCGCTCCCCAGACCCCTGTTAAGCCGATCAGTTTCACCGCCAGCGCCGTGTGAAAAATAAAAGAAAAAATGTGTCTCATGTTGTTAGCTCCCCTGTTATCACCTTTTCTAGTATACTATATAAGGTCAATTGTTTATAATAACAACCCTTTTTTATTAATTAATTAAAAATTTTTTAATTATTTTTATACTAGTATCTTAAAATAGAAAAAGCGCCTTTTAAAGGCGCCTTTAAAACCGTTATTTATATACGTTTCAGATGTTTTTATAATAATCTGATTCCTGAAAAAAATCGCTGTACCTATCAATTGATTGCTTGATAAACAATCGTTGTTGATTGCCGTTAGCAACGTATTAAAATCCTCATTGCTAATATCTCCAACGCTTGTTTTATGCATTAACACCGCCAGCCACCTCTCAATGTATCTCATATTATTAATTATCTCGTGCCATATTAATACATTTTTATTCCAATCCTCGAACCCTTCCATAGCATCCCCCTTTTAGTCTATCACCTTAAAGCCGAGCCATTTCAGTTGTGCCTTTACTTCCTCGATAGTAATTTCTTTCTTCTCGTTAATAATCGCAACTAATTCTAGTTTGATTTTATTATCAGTTGTTTTACTCACTTTTAAAGTTGTGTTAGCTTGTATATCTTTGATAGATTGCTCCCAAAAATTCAGCATTTTATCAATCTCGTTAGATTGTTGCGTTGTTTCAGTATCAACCGCCTTTTTACCTTGTTTCTCGCACGCTGTCGCCATACATAAACAAGCCCCGATTAATGCACAGCCCGCGCATTTCTCGATTATTTTTAAAAGTTTTAAAAATTTCATGCTTTTAATCCTTAATATATAACCTACTAACTTATATAATGCTATTTTTTAACAATCGACAACCTTTTTTTTAATTTTTATCCCTATGCACAACGCCCCCAGATCGCCCCGGAGATCGCCCCGGAGATCGCCCCGGAGATCG